GGCCCTGGAGGGTCTCACAGTGGCGGGCAGCCGCGGCGCGTATCACTTCCATGCCCTATCGGCACATGCGCAGATCGCCGACGCTTCGATCGACTCGCCGACATTCACTGCGATCGAGGTCGACGCAGCGGTTCGGGCAATGCTGCCCCCGAGGTCCATCGTTCTTGTCTGCACGGACGAGGCCGGCCTGACGGAGCCGCTGCCCGGCGATGTCGCCGTGGCCATCCTCCCTCGGCCGGACGCCTCTCTCAGCGCCGACGAGCTTGTGCGAATCACCGAGACCGCTCTCTCCGCCGACGAGGTTCGGCCGCTGACGGACAGGCCTCGCGTGATTGCCGGGCAGCCCCAAGACCTTCAGATCGGCGCGGTCATCGAGTTCGAGGCGGGTCCGGACCACGCCTTGGCCCTGTCCACTGCTAAAGAACGGCTTCGCACGATGCTGAACGACCGCCGCCGGCTCGGCGCGACGCTGCCGCGCTCTGCCGTCTTCGCCGCGTTGCACGTCCCCGGAGTGCGCCGAGTGAAGCTGGAGCAACCCGCCGCTGACGTCTTTACGGACCTGCGGCACTTCCCGAACTGCGTCGACGTGAAGATCGCGGTCCACCAGCCGTGAGCTCGCCAACTATTCATAGCCTCCTGCCCCCCTCGGCCACGCGCCTAGAGCGCGCTGCCGGCCAGGTCGCGACGCCCTCGATTGATGTCACCGCCTTGCGCGGCCTCGGGGACTCCACCCGAGTTCCCGCGCTAGTACTGCCCTGGCTGGCCTGGGCGGCGTCCACCGATGGCTGGGAAGAAGCGATCACCGAGGAGTCGCGACGCGAGCTGGTACGGCGGTCGGTGGAGATCCACCAGCGCAAGGGCACCGCAGGCGCGATCCGGCGAGTCCTCGGCGCGATCGGGGCTTCGATCGAGCTGACGGAATGGCAGCGGACCGGCGGCACGCCTTACACGTTCACGCTGACCATCAGGGCTGGGAGCAGCGCTTCGAGCGCCGGTGTCGGCCTGATCGGCCTTGAGCTGTACGCCCGCATCCGTCGCATGGTCAACGCCGTGAAGAACGAGCGCAGCCACTACGAGATGAACGTCGGAGCGCGCTTCGGCCAGGCCCTGCGCTTCGCTGCGGTGCTCAATGCCGGCCAAGTCTCGCGCATAGCGCTGGATGCCCTGCCGGTCCAGCCAGCCGGGATCGACGCTTCCCTGCACGCTGCGGCCGCCGTGGAGGCTGCATCGATCGTCCACATCAGCATGGAGCTTTCATGACGACCCTCGTCACCACTCTCCTGGAGGTCGGTCTGCGCGCCGTCCTCCGCCAGGATGGACTCGGCTTGGCCGCAAAGATCTCGGCCGTGGCCATCGGCAGCGCCTCCTACGACCCCGACCAGGGGCAGTCGGGCCTGCGCGAAGAATTCGCCCGCTTCCCAGTCTCCGGCGGCAAGGTGCATGGCCCCAGGCAGCTTCACGTCGCCGCGATCGCGGACGGCCCTTCCGAGGGCTGGGTTCGTGAAGTCGGTTTCGTGCTCAGCGACGGCACCTTCCTGACCGTGTGGAGTGACCCGAGCCCCGACAAGGCTCTCGCCTACAAGGCCCCGGGTATCAACCTCATTTTGGCCCTCGACCTTGCGCTTTCTGGCGTCCCTGCGGGCTCCGTCGTCGTCGAGGCCATCGGCGATCTGAACCTCTCAATGGCCGCGGAGTTCACGCAGATGGCCACTGCTCTCGTCGACCTGCAACGCCTGACCCTTCAACCCTATCTCTCCGGAGCCAAAGAATGAGCTTGGAACAGCAAGTCGCCGCGCTGGTGACATCGACGGATCAACTCACGCAGGCGGTCGTCGGCAAAGTCGCCGCGATCGATGCGGCTGTCGAAGATGCGAAGGCCAGCCTGGAATCCCAGCTCGCGTCGCGCACCTTCACGCTTAGGAACCGCGTGATCAATGGCGATATGAGGATCGACCAGCGCAGGTCTGGTTCACCGCTTACCGACCAGACAAACAGCACCCGGGCATTCGCCGTCGACCGATTCCGGACCAACGGAAAGGTCCTTCCTTCGGGCCGGTTCACGCTGCGGCAGGACACCGATGCACCGAGCGGCTTCATTTACTCGCTGAGGGTTTCGATCACCACCGCTGAAGTGGTCGCAGCAGGGCAAATCTTCACACTTGAGCATCCGATCGAGCTTCAGAGCATCGCCGACTTCTCATGGGGACCTCCAGGCGGGCAACCTGCCACGCTCACGTTCTGGGTGAAGTCAACCGTACCCGGCAAGTACTCCGTCGCGATCCGCTTCTCCGCATCGGCACCCGAGGTCGGTTTCCTCACCTCATACACGATCGAGAAGGCCTACACCTGGGAGAAGAAGTCGGTCTCTATCGTCGCACCGCCAAACGTAGGTTCGGTCATCGATCCGAGCGCGCCGGGCGCGCTCATCTGCTGGAACCTTGGCAGCGGCTCAAATAGCGTAGGGGTCGGTGGCGCTTGGTCGAGCAGCCAGCTCTATCGAGTCAGGGGCGACGTGAATCTGGTCGAGAACCTGGGGGCATCACTTTTGATTACCGGAGTTCAGCTTGAGAAAGGCGACGTCGCTACGCCATTCGAGTTCCGCCCCCTCGGACTTGAGTTGCATCTGTGCCAGCGCTACTACTTCCAGTCGGAAGGATTCGATAGCGGCAGCAGCCCCTACCCTGGCGCGAATGCAATCTGCATCGTCGCCAACTCTTGTCGCACGTTGACCCCCACCCCGCCGGTCACCATGCGCGCCGCGCCTACCGTGGTCATCAAATCGGCAGGAAGCCGCCTGCACAACTGCATCTCCGATGCGGCCACCGGAAGTCTTGTAGAAGTCTTCGCCGCCTCCGCTGGCCGCCACCGTCCGCCGCAACTGGTGTTGAGTGCCTCGACGACGGCGGGCCGCCTGTTCGAATTCGACTACTCCCTCAACGCTGAACTCTGAGCATGTACACGATCTATCAAGACGCCAATGGGTCGACTCTTTCGCTGAAACACCATGGCGAGGAGGCGTTCATCCCTGTCGATCCGGAGAACAGTGACTACAAGGCCTATGAGGCGTGGCTCGCGGAAGGCAACACGCCCGAGGTCGTCCAGGTCTGACATTCAAGCCCACGCCCGTGTTCAGCCCCGCTCCCATCGTCCCGTGGCTTGGCGGCAAGCGCCGCCTGGCCGACCGCCTCATCCCGCTGTTCCCGCCACACGACTGCTACGTCGAGGCGTTCTGCGGCGGCGCCGCGCTCTACTTTCTTCGACCGTCTCCCGCAAAAACTGAGGTTCTGAACGACATCAACGGCGAACTGGTGAACCTCTATCGCGTCGTGCAGCATCACCTCGAGGAGTTCGTGCGCCAGTTCAAGTGGGCGCTGTCGAGCCGGGAAGTGTTCAAGTGGCAACAGATGACCCGAACGGAGACGCTCACGGACATCCAGCGCGCGGCACGCTTCTTCTACTTGCAACACCACGCCTTCGGCGGCCGTGTGGCCGGTCAGACCTTCGGCACGGCCACGACGGCACCCGCCATCAACCTCTGCCGCATCGAGGAGCAGCTCAGCGCAGCGCATCTACGCCTGGCCGGCACGTACATCGAGAACTTGCCTTGGCTCGACGTGATGCAGCGCTACGACCGCCCGCACACCTTGATCTACGCCGATCCGCCCTACTGGCAGACCGAGGGCTACGGGACCGATTGGACCTTCGACAACTACGAGCTCATGGCTGACTTCATGCGTCGAGCGAAGGGCAAGGTGATGGTGAGCATCAACGATCACTGCGATGTTCGTCGATGCTTTGAAGGCTTCTGGACGGCGGATCTGGCGGTCAGGTACTCGGTCGCCAACGGACGCGACGTCGATCGCCGCTCTGTGGCTGGGGAGCTGGTGATCGCGAACTGGGATGCCTCGACGTCGGGGGGGTTGTTCTAGGAAGCGCTTGAAGCACCAACACATCGAACTCTGAACAATCTGGTTGTGCACCAAGCGACGCGTTCAGCAGTCAACCATTCCTCGCAGAAGGGCGAACGGCCACCCCAACTTCAATCGTCTCAGGAGACAAAGTCGATGATGCACTTCCTCTGTCAGTGCACGTACTCAAGCCACAGCACGCTCTGCGCCGGGTCAAGTAAAGCGGAACTTCAAGCCCATGCGGACCGCCTCAATCGATCGAGCTTAGAGGCCAATCTCAGGTTGGCGCCCGCTGCGAAGGGCATGAGTCTGGAAGTTCCTGGAAGCTACTTTCCGTACTTCTTGGTGCTCGACGTCATGGACTGGCCTGAGATCGGAGAAACCCGAGTATGTCAGTCGTGCCCCGCCGCGGGCCGGTGCTCACTGTTGCCGCCGGCATGAGGATGGCCGCGCAATCCGCGGCCTTCGCTTAGACGCGGAGGTCCTTCAGCGGGACCCCGATCTCCGCTTCTGCCGCCGCATACTCCTCCTTGAGATAGGAGAGGAACTGCGTGAGTTGAAGGTGATGCTCTTCGTAGTCGGCACGATCTCGGATCGTCTCGCTGCGAAGAAGCCCCTCATGGTAGAGCACGGCATCGCGCACGGCTTGAAGCAACATGGGTGCCCACGGGTTGGGAATCTCGATCATGCAGCCTCCTTCACGGCGTTCTTTGCAAGCTGAATCAGAAGAAGCTTGAATTGTTCCAGAGGCATGTCGAACGCAGGTGCAATGGTGTAGTGGGTCGCATCGAACCGATCGTTGTAGGCATCCCGCACGATCGCCAAGCCGTCGGGCAGACGGGTACCAGCGCTGATTCGATAGTACGACCAGTCCGGCCCGGCGGGGACGCCTGGCTTGTCGAAGGTGCTCACGCCACGCGGTGCGCTCTGCACGCTCACCCACCGCTGGGCACCGCGGGTAACGATGGTGATATCGGGTGCTCGCATGCGACCGTTGGACAGGGTCGTCGGCTGCTCAATGAAGTCGAAGAGCGCCCCACCCTTCTTGGCGTTCAAGGCGCGCCACAGATGGACCGGGACGCTGCCCTCGAAGTAGCGATCGATCTGCCCCTTCGAGAGGTAGACGTCCTTCAGTACGGTACGACTC